GTGCGGCTAGTGCAGCTAATCCGGCTCTAGCTTCTTCTGCTTGCAGCGCTCCTTGATTGGGCGTCATTGGGATGACAGCGCCGGGTCTTTCCGCAGAAGGACGAATACGCCCTGAACCAAGATCGGAAACAAACTCGGCCATACCGGGCTGTTCAAATACCCGACTATTAGCGCCAGTAACCACTCCTCTTAAAAAGTTATTGGGGTCATTCGGCCCAACTGCCGGCGTTTCTCCGGTCATCCGAGGGTTCGGTACTGGCGTTGGCATCGGCATCGCTTCGCCAAGATTCTGTGGCCTAATTTGCGGCACACCAATCCCGCTAGTTGTCGCCGGAGTAAAAGGAAGCTCTCTTTGCGGTGCTTGCGCTTTTCTTCTTGCGATAAATTCATCGATCTGGGCGTCGGCTAAGCCAAGAGATCTACCCTGCGCACGGATCGCGGCATCTTCAGCATCGCCACCACCGGCCATATGCACAACACCACCATCGGCATAGCCAACAGCCTCGTCCTCGTCAGCATACCCAGCAATCCCACCATCAGCCATACCCTCCATGTTAGGTGCAGGCAAAGCGGCCACGCCTTGTGGGGCAGGCGGAGCCTGCGGGGGCATCTGCATTCCCGGGGGACCTTGTGGGGGCATACCCTGCGGTGGCATCTGGCCTTGTGGCCCTCCGGGTGGGGGCATTGGCGCTCCGCCTTGCGGACTCGCTTGCATTGGCGGTTGTTGATTGCTAAGCGCCTGAATAGCTTGATCAACAACGGTGGGCTGCTTCTGCCCGGTCATCAAACCTTGGAGCCGCGCTACTTCTTTTTTGCGAGACTTATCAATCTGCATGGCAAGGCCAACCGCGACAGCATCGTCATGGTGCATAGCAGCAAACTGCTGCAACTGCGGACCCGTCATCCGCTCAAGCATTGGCTGAAGTTTTGCAATGTTAGGCAACATACCGATACCTTACCCGATTTTTGAAATTGCTAGCGCAGAAAGCCCAGAAGGAACCCGCTTAACTTCCCCGCCCTTGGCCCCACCCATTAGTTTAGACGCACCGTATGCCGCCGTTCCAAAGCCTGCCAATTGTGAAGAAAGCGGAGGTGCTGCCTGATACATTGTTTGCGTCGAGTTCGTTGGTGTGCCGCGCAAAATGTCTGACATGAACCCAATCTGCTGCATTGGATAGCGTTGTTGATTGAGGAAGTCTTGGTACTGTTGACCAAGCATGTCTTGGTTCAGGCGCTGCTGTTGCCCGCCCATCTGGTTTTGGAAGTTATAAATCCCTTGCTGCTGGTTAGTGTACTGGTTGCCCAAGTTACCGTATTGCCCCATGCCCTGCATACCAGCTTGCAAACCTTGCAAGCCAAGCCCAGCGCCATACTGGCGTGATTGTTCATTCAGTTGGTTGGCAGCTTGACCGTACTGCGCGCGCATACCTGCGGCTTGCAAGGCTAACTGGGGGTTCTGCATCGCGGCTTGCTGGCGCAATTGCGCGTTTTGAAGCGCAGTGTTGTACCCCATCTGTTGATTAGCAAGTCCCGCCTGTAAACCTGCCGCTTGATTCAACTGCTGCGCCGTCATTCCAAGTTGTGCGCCAAGCCCCTGAGTCTGTAATCCCGCACCAAGATTCTGAACGCCCGTTTGCTGTTGAACCTGCTGGTTAGCAAGATCTGCTTGAAGACGATTCTGCGCTTCCGTATTGAACTGTCCCATGCCGGATTGGTATGCAGCCTGCGAACCTTTTGCTTGAATGTCACCAAGCTGTGTAGCCAGATTACGGTTGGCTTCCGCATTCTCCAACGCTGCCGCAGACCCACCATAAGTGCCCTGTTGCGCCCGCATCCCTTTTCTTTGTACCCCCGCACGGTCCGCCATGCGCTGCGCTTCACGGGTCTGGATATCGACCACGTTCTGCATGTACGGGTCCATGAACTGCTGTTGAGCGCCCGGTTGCGTAAATGATCGAGTACCTACATTACCTGCCGCCTGCATCTGCAAGTCGCGTAACTGAGGCGCAACAACCCGTTCGGCAGTAACATTACCCGGACCTTGAAACTGCGCGGCTTCGCTCTGCGGATTCTGGATTTGATCAGCCCCAAATTGGTTTCTGTAACGCGACGGGTTATATTGCGTGTTGCCGGCCCGTTGCGCAAAGCCGTACATATCCTCCATCGACTGCCCTGCACGCCCGGGCATCCCCATCTGAGACGCACCTTGATACGCCATCTGTTGGAGCGGATCAAACCCGGCAATACGCTGACCAGAATATGTTTGATAGGGCTGCTCCATAACAGCCTGCGCTTGGCCCAACATCCGCTCGACATAGGGGCGCGCATATTCTGGAATACTGGTCTGCGTAACAGACTGTGAGGATGGCCCACTACTACCACCACTACCGCCCCCACCATAAACAGTATGGCCGTTCTTACGAACAGTTACCGACTCGCCAAGAGGCTCACCTAGTGCGTATAGTTCTCGACGCGAGTAGCTCACAATTTCACCCCGACAATAGTGTACTTTTCTTGAAAGTTATATAGTTTGCGCCAAAGACGCGCTATGGATTTACGCGCTGCGCCTTCAATTGTCGTAGCCCCAAAGGATGCAGCGATCACCTTCAGGTCATTAAACGTATCGGGGGTACTAATCAATTTCCCACCAATCGCGGTAACAAAAGCAACCCGATCACTTGGGCGATTAAAGAGAGATATGGTCGCCGCCCCTTTAATTGCACCTTCTTCGGTAGCAACGACTAATAACCACTGCCCAATCGTAACCAAAGTTCGCGCCTGATCTACTGTGTAGTCTCCGTCAGAATGTGCAAGCGCAGACTCAATAAACCCTTCTACCTGCGGCCAGACTCTGTTAACCCACTCAATCGGTACGTGCTCAACTTTCATGCAGGCAAAAGTTTTTCAGCTTTAGTGTTAGCGGCAACTCGATCTTTACCCATAGTTTTACTGCGCACTTTCTGCACACGATCCATCATGGCATACAGTTTACGTGCCCCGGCTTCGGTCGAACCATTACCAATCTCAGACACGATGCGGGCGGGTACTACAAACTCCCCATCGGCTAGCCGCGCGGGTTGACGATCCCCAATTGTAGCTGGAATCGAGTCGCTAACGCCATCTCCGGGGCCGCGAAGTAAGCGCCCACCATCAGAGTACCCGCCCAAAGAACCAAGCCCGCCTTCGTTAAATGCAACTACTCCACCAGTTGCCGCCTTGTACGGTTCAGGATAAGTCCACTGATCGTTAAACCAACGCCGCTCCGCAGAACCATTACGGGGTTGTTCAGACTCAGGTATTTGAGTGCGCGTCAGAACCGCAGGGCGAATCATCCCCGGTTGCTGAGAAGCCTGTGGGACAGCGCTACCGGAAGACATTGATTGCAGTAAGGGGGGCGCTAGTACCGCAGCCGCTTTGAGTCCGCCCATCGTGGCACTGCCGTCGCCCATAGAAGACAATGTTTTCATAGGGTTGTTGTACAACTCTGAAAGTCCACCACCCAGTTTAGACAGTGCGCCTTGCGACATGTATGCATCGCTTGCGGTTTTCCCAGCGGTGGCGGCGTTTTGTGCGGCGGCTGCAAAATCTGCGGGGGGTGTGGCGGCTGTAACAGACGCCATTTGTTTTGCCGCCTCTGTTTGCGCAGCAGCATCCGCCCCAGCACCAGCAAGCGAACTGCCAAGCCCCGCGCCGCCATAAGCGCCAAGACCCGCCGTCAAACCTTTCTGCAAGCTGCCAGTAGCAAGCGCGCCAACACCACCGACTGTAAGACCTGCCATAGCCGGGCTCATCATTGCAAATCCAGCGGGGCCAAGCGCCAGCCCAGCAAGCATCGGTGCAAACGGTTTAACTTTTTTCCAAATATCACTAAAGAAATTGGCTTCCGGCAGACCCGTGTGTGGGTTGATGCTGAGCGACCCGCCGTTTGCCATTGCTAAACTCTGAAGTCCGTTGACCTCATCAGGCGTTACGTGCATGAGCATCGAGTCGCCATTGCGACCGTGCGCGGCCATGTTCTGGGCAAGATTATGTAGGCTCATAGTTTTAAATCGCCGATACAAAAGTTAGGGTCGCCACGTTCGACGCTGTAGTTGGGCGGGTGGGGGATACTCCCGCTGCGTATGCCTGAATAGTAACTGCGGCGTTGGTCGTAGACCAGTAAATTTCAACGTAGTCATTCACTGCCAGAGAAACAAAAAAGTTCCATCCAACAATTGTGTGTCCAAATATTCCGCCGTGCTCGTTAGGGACGGACACAAGCCCAGTTGAACCCACGATATTTGTGCCATTTTTACGCAGCCAGATGCTTACATCGTGGAGTTGCGTGTCCGCATTTTGAAACTGCGTACTAAACTGTAAATTGTAAATTCCTGCGGCAGCAACTTTAAACTGGCTAGTTGAAACTAAAGAGCAGTTATTAGAGTAGTCCACAGTATCAAACGTCATGGCATTTGCTGTGTTAGCCGTGACGGTGTGGCTAATTGAGTCTGAGACTGCAAGATACGCAACACCAACTGCGGGTGCTTGAGTTGTTGTTTGTAGTTGCTCAGTCAGATTGTCGATCTGGTTAAAATATAATCGCAGGATGTTGTTAAGCTGGTCAAGATAGCTCGGGTCATACTCTTGCGTAGCGTTAGGTAAACGCGGAGCAACGAAGCGCGTAAACGTGTTATTTACTGTAACAAGGTAACTCATGATCCTCTTCTGCCGTCTTGGCGAATATCCATACGCGGCGCACCAAGCTGCCACGTTGTCCCAAGTTGGTTTGACCAAACAGAAAACGCCATTTGCCGTCCCCGTACCCGAGTATAGATCTGTCCAGTAAACTGCTCAATCGAATACGACTTGCCGCCAGCCGTAATTGTTTGGTCGCTAGGATTTACCACGGTCGCGTAAGACTGTCCACCAACGGAAGGCGGGTTTGTATACCCAGATCCGGAATTCTGCATGGGTAACAGCGTCATAGTGACTGTGGGACTAGTACCATTTGTTGAGCCTCGGAAAGTAATATCGGGGACTACGCGCCAAACAAACCCAAAGCGGTCGCCGTCATCGATGTCAAATTCAGACGACAGGATGTACGCTTCAATAGCGGCAGGAGTACTAGTCGCGTTATCGTCAACCCCAGTTTCATGTTGCACGATATTATTTAAATATGTTGTGGCGATCGGATAGTCATCCAATCCACTATCTAACCAAGCGGTGCGCCCCATTGTGCCGTAGTACCAGACATCTTCGACGTAATTGTAAACAACATAGTTAGTAATTACTGAAGATGTGCCAACACAATAGAACCACCAGACTTCGTTAAAGCCCTCGTTAGTGCTACAGAATATTTGGTCTGCTTGGGCCTTGTTGATGCTTTCAAAAATAAACTGCCGCAGATCGCAGCGCAGCGTACTTATACGCCCGTCGTACCGATAAAACTTGTCTACACCCATCCAGTACAAAGCGCCCGAAGCAACAACTGCTGCGTTTGGCCCTATGATGGAGACGTTATCCCCCAGCAATTGGAACCGCCAAACATCTGGCAAATTGACGTACTGCATGGAGTAAAGCGAAGAGTCTGTGAAAACCACAATCTCTTGTCGGCTTTGTACGGCAGTTACAATCTCTGAACCGTGCGATAAAGTGATAAACCCAGCATCATTTGTGGCCGGATCAGGATACCAATCTGTGACAGACCCCGACGCGGACCAACGCACGGCCATAGGGTTTAAGAAAGTTTCGCCGGGAAGGTTTGTACCAAAACAAATTGTGTACTCGTTAATGTCCGATACAAGAAACCAGTTCTGATACAGCGGTACGCTTGCAGCCCCGTACAAACTAGACAACAAAATGCCACGCGCAGAAATTGCTTGTTGCCCCGTACCTATGGCCGTAGTGTTTATAGCAGCACCGCCAGCGGTAGCGGCAAGATTAAAGGTAGTGCCTGTAGAATTTTTTACGTAATACGTAACCCCCGGCACAAGCGGTGGGGGTAAATACCCGGCAGTTGTTAGTGTGAGTGGTGTGTTTTCCTCCAACGCCACGGGAGAAGTTACTACGGCGGGGCTGGCAAAACTTATTGTTACTGGGCTTGCGGTATAGCCATTGTCTGGCGTCCACCAATAAAGCGGCCCCCCACGTGTGCCGTAAAGCAGCCTTTCTTGAAATACGTTTTGTTGGTTCCACAGCCGTAGCGACGTAGTGGTTTGCGAACCGTACCCCCAAGTGCCAATAAGCGATGGTGGATCATAAGTTGGCGGTGTACCCCATGTACCTGAACCCCAACCAGAAATTGGATTTGCAACAGCTTCGCCAACATTAAGTTGGTATACAGCGTAGACCGTACCGCCGCCGTTTATAACGGCTGAAGTCGCACTACTTGAAGCGGTGATGGTGTATGTCGTGGCGTCTATGTATGCAATCTGGTACTGCGTACCGGGGGTTATGGTTATTCCTCCAACGGCTATGTTCCCAGCAGAACCATAAAGCGTAACGTAGTCGTTGTTAACAAAGCCGCCAGCCGTATCTACAACAGTAATTACGTTGCTGGTATTGGTGGTTGAGAGCTTGTTGACCAGCGTACTCGTAGTGCGGATCGGCGTAATGTCGTAGTACGCCCCCGAGTTCTCAATATAAAACTTGAGGTTGGTTCCGACCCCTGTCAGCTTTTGAAACCCAAGCGTGATCCAAGTCCACAAAGACCGGCAGGTTCCAAGAAATGTGTTAGCTGAAATGCGTGCCCACCCGCCGATTTTCTCGGGCGTACCTTGGCGAAACCGAATTTTGTCCGACTCGTAGTAACCCCCTTCGTTGGTGTACCGCGTGTTTTCGCGGTTGACCCCGGGTTTGAACATCAACTTTTTGAGTGGCATTACTTGCTCGCTACACCCTTATGCTTCTCAAATGAGCGCATCCCGCCGAACCCCAATAGCCCAGCCAGCAGTGTCATGAGTTGCTCAACGTCAAGGTCCGGTGGCGGAGCCAGCCCTTTGGGGATTATGTCATAGCCTTGACCAAAAGCCCAACCCCATTGCATCAGCGGGTAGCCAAGAAATTGGTAAGCCAGACCTGCAACCCCAACCCAGCCCACAGCAGGACGCCAGCCAGCGACAAATAGGCTAGATGAACCGGCTTCAATCTTATTGACATCCACTTGCGCGAGGTCTGTAGTCTGGTCAATGCGCTTTTCCTCAAGGTCGAGCTTGCGCTCTTCCAACGCCATCTCCATGCGTTCTTTGTCCGTCGTGATGAGCGAATCCGCAACTTTGCCAACGCCTTCAATGATTGACCCAATACCAATCAGATCCATTACTTCAGCCCTTTCAGAGTGCGATTGATCCAACCCAATAAGAATTTAGATTGGGTGCGGTTTTTATTGCAGATGTCGGCGTAGCGGGTGATCTTGGCTAGCGCGTAGGATTTTTTGAACGCCTCGGGTTCAGCATTGTTGAACTTCTGCAATGTAACAGGGCCAACCGCACCGTCTGGCGTAGCACCAACAATTAACTGCGCCAGCTTGACTGCAACGCCCATCCCAGTGTTTACGCCGAAGTTGAAAACCGATTCCGCAACAGTTTGGTTCGCAATTTCATCCCCTCGTAAACGATCCCAAAACTCAGCTTTATAGAATCCACGTACCATTCCAGTAAGGAGCGGATTGTTGATTTCTTTGTGGTCAATGAGGTTCCAGCCGCCCCACTGGGGGTTTTTGTTTCGTGCAATTCCAGCATATGTCATCCCTCCGGTGTCACCCGGAACAGTGTGGAGAACGTAACCGCCTTCGTCGCGGATCATTTGTTCAAAGGCGGCGTTGAAGTCAGCCATTATTTCCTCGCCATGCGATCTTCGATGATGCTGATGTGTTTCTGGTTGTCATGAATCATGTCACGGTTGCGCTGAATTTCTTTCTCAAGTTCTTGACGCAATTTTTCTCTTGCGAGTTCCGCACCGGAGTTCACGGCTTGCTTGTTGTCAGATGTGACAACGAGGGAAATTTTAGCGTTGAGCACAGTAACCTCATGTGTTAGTTTATCGAGCGCCGACATTAGATAGACCACACACGTGAACAAAATCGGCAGAACCGCAAACGCAGTCTTTTCTATTAACTGGCTTTTAGCCTCAAGTTTTTCGCTCATTGCTTATCCCTCATCTTGTTGATGATCTCAAACGCGGACTTGACTTTTTCCTCAAGGACTGCTACGCGCAAGTCAAGCTTAGAGAGCACAATGATGAGCGTCACAATACCGAGCAGCACCGGCCACGCTTTCAGAAAGAGTTCAGCTATCTCCATCGCCGTGCATCCTTATGTACTCGCTCCGCAGAAACGAAACTTTTTTACGACCATCATGTCGTTTGACTTTACCCAAAGCTGGTGGGTTGTTCAAGTATTCTGCGGCTCGCAAGATCATGTCCGGGTCATCGTCAAAGCTACCTAGCGCCGTGTTACATCGTACACACAAGATCCCACGTACATCATCCGAGTCGTGACAATGATCGACCGCAAACTTGTACTGCTTGAGCTTGAGGGGGTTGTTACAGATAGCGCAATTATACCCCTGAAGTTTCAACAGGAAGTCATAATCTGATGGGGACAGCCCGAACCGAGAAAGACGATTTACGTCTGACTTACACGCGCTACAGAGAAAATAGTCCTTGCGACCGTGAACGATCAGGTCTTCTCGTAGAAATTCCCCACGGCAGACGGCGCAGAACAGCATTGGAATACCCCGGTGGGTCGCACCGGGGCCTGACCTTAGTCTTCGGTCTGTTCGTCGATTTCTTCAGCTTCTTCTTCAGCGTCGTCTTCTGCAACTGCATTTGCGGCAACTTCAAACTGTGCTTCGACATGTGCAGCAAAGAGCGAGCTAAGCGTGAATTCGTTGATGCCGCTCTCAATAGCAACAGCAAAAGCAACAGAGAACAGAGCGTTCAGCGCATCAACCGGCTCGGAACCGTCAATCGCATCAATGATCAAGTCTTTCATGGAAATCTCCGGGGGTTAGGTGGGCGGGTGCCCGTCGCAATTTTAGCGTTTCTGTAAGACAGGGAAGTTACTTTTTCAAACCTTTGAGCATCATGGCTAACCGTGCGCGTTGCCCGAGCTTCCCTGGCTTTTTTGCCGCAGCCGCAAGTTTCTTTTCAGGAATGGGCTTACCAGCCTTGGCGCCAAGTTCAGCACGAAGAGCGCCGGGTTTCTTGATTGCGTTCTGAATCCAATTTTTTGTCATAGTTTATCTTTTATGGGATTGTTGTAACTGAAGAAGTAAATGTTGTAGTTGTGTTGCTGAGCGACGAGGTAGAGTCGATAAGCAAAGTAGCAGCGTCAGTAAGCGTGGATGCCGAGTCAGTAAGCGAAGTGGAAGAATCTGCAAGTGAAGAAGCAGCGTAAGTAAACGAAGAACCGCCAACCGTGTATGTGCCAGTCAACGAACCGTCGCCGGGAAGTCTGGCGAATAAAAAGCTGTTTGTGCTGTTGCCACAAATGTAAACATTCCCCAGAGTATCCACCGCAATAGATTGCGCAGAATCCGTGCCAGCGCTGCCCAAACTTCTTTGCCACTGAATGGTTCCAGAAGTGTTGTATTTGGCGATTATGGCATCCCCAGTACCTGAGATATCCGAATTACCACAAACATAGACATTGCTTGAAGCGTCTACCGCGACCCCAAATCCTTTATTATTAGTTCCGCCAGTTAAAGATCTTTGCCATTGAATAGCTCCAGAAGTGTTGTATTTAGCTATTTGAATAGAAGAACCCGCAGCCCCACAAATATAGGAGTTACCAGAAGAATCTACGGCTATTGTTCCCGGTATATCAAGTGCAGCGCTGTTTAACTGTCTTTTCCATTGGATAATTCCAGACGTATTGTATTTAGCTATTTGAAAGTCAAAATTACCACTTACGTCGGAAGTACCCAATACATAGACATTCCCAGAAGAATCCGCAGCAACTGAATAACCAAAACTACTTATCCCTCCGCTTAAACTTCTTTGCCACTGAATAGCCCCAGAACCGTTGTATTTAATTATTTCAAAACTTACGTTATAGCCGCAGACATATACACCCCCAGACGCATCTACCGCAATAGATAGATTAGAACCATTAGTTATTTTCCTCTGCCACCCAAGCGCGCCGGTTGCATCGTACTTGGCTATTTGGGCGTCCGAGGTCCCGCTGTCATTGGAAACCCCACAAACATAAATGTTGTTAGAAGAATCTATAGCAATAGAATTGCCTGTGTCCGTCGAACTACTCCCCTCTAGCCTTAATTGCCATTGAATCGCGCCAACAGTGTTGTATTTAGCTAATTGAAAATCAGTAGCGCCACCAGAACTTGGGATTGTATACCCACAAAGATAAACATTGTTATTAGAATCTAGCGCAACGGAATTACATTTTGCCCCAAAAGAATCAATTAAGCGCCCAATCCAATAGACGTTATTTGGTAACGGCCATGTCCCAGCCTTGATATACGCTATCGTTTGATCAAGTGTCCAAATGCCGGGGGCGGCAGACGTTGTGGGGACTACGGGGGTCTTAGTGATCAACCCACCGGGGTAGCGTTTAGACATTGTTTAAGCCAAATGGGTTTCTTGGGTCAAACGGGCGATTAGCAAACGCAATCTCTTCTGGTGTAGCGTCACGAACTTCCCATGTCCAGTACCAAGTGCCGTCAGTCTGCTGCGGCGGTCCTGCCACGCACCGCTGGGTCTTTGGGTCGTACTCAGGTTGGTCTACCCACTCAACATGCGCATAGTCATCCATCCCAACAGGGTCAATCTCAATGTCCCCAATGTGGCGTGGGAACTCAAGCGTCGATAGTTTGATGTATGAACTCATAGTGTAGTAACGGCAGAAGTTAAGGATGTAGTGGCGTCCGTAAGCGATGAGGTCGCATCAGCAAGAGTTGAAACAGTGTCGCTATTACCAGCTACTGCACTAGCGGCAGAGCTAGACGCGGCAGTGTACGATGTGACTGCGTAAGTAATTGCCGTACCGCCAACCGTGTACGTACCTGTTAACGAACCGTCAGTTGGAAGTTTTGCAACCAAAATGCCGGAACCGGAACGTGTCGTAACATAGACATTAGAAGAGTAGTCTACTGCTATAGCAGCACCGGCACCAGAACTCAAGCTTCTTTGCCACTGGATCGTACCGGACGGGTCGTATTTTGCTATTACACTCTTTGTTGCTAAAAGGGCACCAACATACGCATTCCCAGAAGGATCTACTGCAACACTAATGCCCCCACCGCCAAAACTGCCATCATCTAAAATTCTTCGCCACTGCAACGTGCCTGAAGTATCGTACTTAATTAGTGCAGGAACGCCGTTTCCACTACTAAGTAAGTTGCCCCCAATATAAACGTTGCTAGATAAATCTACTGCGATACCAGAACCGCCAGTAAAAGGACTGCTTAAATTCTCGATTTGTCTTTGCCACTGAATAGACCCATAAGTATTGTACTTAGCTATTAAAAACCCGGAATACGTCTCCCCATCACCGTAGTCCCCACAAAAATACACATTACCGTAAACATCTACGGCTGTGCCCATGCTGGGTATAGTGCTCCCAGAACTTAATCTTCTTTGCCATTGAATAACGCCAGAATTGTCATATTTAGCTATTTGAAAATAAAACGTACTCGAAGAGATTGGGGATGCAAATCCAGAAACATATATATTACCCGACAAATCTACTGCTATAGAAGTTCCTGCCGCAACAGTGATAAGCCCCGTTCCTAAACTCTTTTGCCATTGAATAACTCCGTACGTATCGTACTTGGCTAACTCAAGGTACGAACTGCGTGGACTGCCTGTTACGTTAGAGTATGCTTGACCACAAACGTACACGTTGCCAGAAGAGTCTGTTGCAACAGCAAGACCGGTATTTGAATTACCGTCCAAACCCCCTAAACTTCTTTGCCATTGAATAGCGCCAAAGCTATTGTATTTGGCTATTAAAAAGTTGGTTGAGACTGAACCGCAAGTATAAGAGTTGCCAAGAGGATCTACGGTTATAGCCCCAATAGATCCACCACTAAGCGTCCCCATCCAGTAAGTGCCGCCAATTTGGGTGGGCCAAGTACCCGCAGCTTGCGCCTGCATTTGTTGAACTAGCGTCCAAGATCCGGTAGCCCGTGCTAACGATGTGCTCGGCGGGGTTGCTGATATTACCGCCCCTTTGTAGCGCATGGACATTTATGAAATCACTTCATAACTGACGCTAAATGTAATACCGTTTGCGGTACTAGATGTCACAGAGATTGATGTGCCTTCTTGCAGATATATCTGAGTGGTCTTGTCTACCACAATTAAAGATGCGTTTGATGGGACTGAAATAGCCGAAGCGATGGGGTAGGCAGTACCTCCTGCTGGCGCAGAACCTTGAGCTACAGCGCCGTTGGTGTAGATACTTACCGTGGCATTAATTGCCGTAGATCCGTTGACGTTAGCTGCAACGATCTGATTGATCTTAAAGACCTGCCCAGATGCTGCCGTGTTACGGACCAACACAACCGCTGTTGTCCCAGTGGGCGTGAAATACGTTGTAGTGCCGGATGCCGTCGTTGCGGCCAATAAATTTGGATTTGACATAGCTTACGTTCCAAAAATAAAAGTGATCATTGTGGCCTTGGCTTGGTTTGTTCCTGTTGCAGATGTCCAAGTAGTACCGTCTGAAACTAGTACGTTACCTGCCGTTCCCGGCGAAATGCCTGCGGTCCCACCATTGTTGTTATACAGCACCTGATTGTTTGTTGAAGTGCCAATACCGCCACCAACGTTCACAAAATCAGCCCCATCCCACGCAAGTATAGATTTTCCTAATATTGGGATGGTTACGCCTGCTGTTGGGCCAGCACCCCTGAACGTGACTGTGTACGCCGAAGATGTATTGATGATTACGTAAGTCTTGCTCGCTGCTGGGGCCGTGATAATGATGTTGCCCGATGCGGGAGAAGCGATAATGATCGCATACTGCGAAGAGTTTGCCCCAAGACTTTGATTAGTAGTCTTTGTAAGTGTGGTATCGCCCGTAACCGTCAGCGCCCCAGCGACAGCAGCGTCTACATAGTTTGTTATGAAGTTATTGACTGTGTCGCCCCAAGTACCCGACAACTCCCCCTGAACGGGGAGGGCAAGCCCAAGAAGCGGAGTATATGAAGTTGTCATCGCAGTCCTTTAGTTTGTCGGAATGTCCGTCCACACCGGATCTTGGACAGTAGAGATTTCCACCCAGATCGGACTTTGATCTGCGTCCGACACAACCCCAGCTTCAACCACCGTTAACGAATAAGTCGTGGGGTTTGAAGTTGCGTAAGGTTGTGCGCTATATGGGCCGTCGCCGTAAAGCATTCTTTAAATCCGATACAAAATGTATGTACTTGCAGCAGTTCTGCGGATACGGAATCGGGCGGAAATACCTGTTAGGACCGTAAGTGTTCCCACGTTTGTGACGCCAGTATTTACTGCCACAGTGACCGTACCAGCGGTGCCGTTGATAACAATAAAGTCGTACGCTATGTTTGTAGTTGACCAGTCTGCTAACGTATCAAGCGTGGTCCCTAGCGGCATTGTTAATGTGTAGGGGGCGGTGCCCGTGCAACTAAGAATTTGCGTTTGAAGATTTGCGTTGGTTAGTGGGTTAATAGCGCCAGTAACTGCAAGCGGAGTTGGGGAATAAGACATAACCGCGCCAGCTTGCACTTGCACGTTACCGGCGTTGTCAACGCGGACTTTTTCAGTAACTACCGAAGCATTGGCGGTGTTAATAACAAAACTGCCGTTAACAGCCCCCGCAGTATTGGCGTTAATAGACGAACCAATTTGCGCGTATACAACAGCAGCATTGCTGCTATTTTGCATCTGGAAGTCAATTAAGCCTTCATTGCCTACAGTATTGTCTGTTCGTATAAATGTTGCAGTGGATTCTATAGAATCAGAAACAGTTAGCCGTTTTCCGTTGGTCGCCGTACCAACCAGCAAGTTGCCGGAAGCGTTGATGTACACAACGCCAGCACTGTTAGTAGCAAACCCTACCGTGTTGGCGGCAGGTAAGTACATGCCGTTGGTAGGCGCAGTGCTGCTTGTGGGAATTAGACTTGCTGCTGTCGCCGTGCCCGTCGCTGTAACTGTCCCCGCTGTTGTAACACTGCCCGCTGTAGCGCTCCCCGTTGTTGCAAAATTAGTACCATCAAACGTAAGCGCACTTGTTGCTGTGGCAACACCAGAGCCGGTATAAAATAAAACCCCGTTAGTAGAAGCGCCGCCATTGGCTTGAACGAGCGTCCGAGTAGCTGGTTGGGTGACAAATACTTCTTTTGTTCCCGCCGAAAATGAAACTAATGAACCGTTATTGCTTGATGCGAGCACCGTTGTCCGGGTTAAAACTGTGCTGGAAGCGTTAAGAGTCCCGTAGCCAACTTCCCATTCAGTCGCAGTCTGGCTGGCAATCGTGTAGTAGGTCGTATTGCTGTTACCAATGCCGACAGCGAAAGACTGAAACCCCGCAACCGCCCCAGCCAAAGTTACTGCCCCTGTGCCAGCCGTAGTGGTGGTTTCCTTTACCCGATCAGCAACAACAAATGCCATGATTAAGCCGCCGTTAAGCTAAATGTGTAGGTGACGTTTACGGTATCGTTCAAAGTAACCCCGCGATTTCCGCCCGTAAAGTTCGACGCTGAAAACAAAGTCCCCGCCGTGCCACCCTTTATGTTGGCATCAACCAAAAAAGCCCCGGCAATAGTCCCGCTAGCACTAATAGTAAACACAGCCGCAGAAGTTGCGTTGGTCACAACCGAAGGGTTAGCCGCGCTAGCGGCAGTAAAAGTCGCTGCTCTACGGGTCGCTTGGCTGTAGTTTGTAAACTCTGTCCACCCGGCGTGGCTTGACATTGTGTCGTTGGCAGAATACGTGACGCCAGATCCCGGCCCCGTCACAAGCCCAATATACCAAGATGTAATTTGAGCGCCGTTAGTCAGCGCAGTCCCAGCCATGTACTGAAGACCCACGTTTACTACTAGGTTGTGGTTCTTCTCTTCCCACTTCAAGTTTCCGTCTTCGTCATAACAAAGAACGCTAAACTCGCCTGATGCCAGCAATTTTTCCACGGTTATGCAATCCTGATAATTGCCGAAGTGTTGGTAGCCGCCGGGAATTGTACTGTAAAAGTGTTGGCCGAAGTCTTATCTGCACCAAAATCCAGTACGCAGATAGCCGGGTTAGAAGCGCCGTCGTCCAGATAAATCAAAGCTCCCCGCGCAGTAACCGCAGTAGACCAGACGGCGTTACTAAATGACCAGTACGATACCGTGCCGGTATTACCCACAGTAGGGACTTGACTAACAACAAGGATTTGCCCCCCAGCGGTATACCCCGAGGCAGAAACCTCGCCTGTTGAAGTGTATCCCGTGGTGGTCGCATCTAACGTAGCGGCGTTTGTATACAGCGCAATCTTGAAGACCTGCGAAGTGCCGGAGCTAAAATTAAATGTCCCACTAGGAAGCCCAGTCTTAAACGTGTTAGTGGTCCAATTTCCCGTAAATGGCATCAGGTCACCGGCTGTCTGTATTGACCAGAACGATACGCATCTTGCCGTTCCAACCCATCACCCAACCGTTTCGCAAGACCAATCGCTTCTTTGTACTTACCGTCGTATAGTGCCATCATATCCTGCTCACCTTTCATGAACGTGTAGGCTTCAACAAGAGTCCCGTACAACAGCACCGTATCAAAATTATCGCCCAGCCAGCTAGCCCCCGCCGTGACAATAGACGGTGGATAAAAGAAGTAATGCAACTCCATTGTGTATATGGCGTCTGGAGTTGGGCCAAGTATAAATGTCAGTTCGTTTATGTCGCTCGACCGCGGGCCAAACAGCGCGTAGTACTTGGGCAGTGCCGTGTCTGTGGGCTGTGGGTACGCTTCGCGGATGAAGTTAACGTCTTTGTTCAGCAAGTACGAATAGTTGCCCGTCGCGTCAATAACCGCCATAGAGTACGAAGATAAGAAATCATCTGGGCAAGCAAGGTACTTATTCGATGGGCTTGTTGTCCCGGTCACGTTTCTACGCAGCGAAGGGAATTGAACTGTGTTGTAAATGCGCTGTTCCGCCTGCTCAATGAACGTATTCATGTTCACAGTTGGGAACGTATTCTCCGCATAGTCGGAAACCGCAGTTACAAGTTCAGCGTAGTTCACGCCATCGGTCCCCGAGCCATCGTGCCTTTAGTAGCACAACCATTACCACGGGTTTTAATTCCGGTCGCCTTAACCTCGGCGTATGGCTTAGAACGGAACTCGCCCACACTCAGCGCCAAGTCTTCTGGTTTAATCCGATTGCCCGCACCATACCCGCTATTGCCCAGATCTACACCGGCCTTGCCGTCCATAGTGTGCGGTTCTGCGTAAACTGAAGCTGGGCCGACCTCTTTGCCGCCTTGTTTCATGCTGAACTTAGCCATTATTTGCTACCTTGGTTCATGGCGCGGGACAAATTTTTGCCGTACTTCATGCGGTCATCCGTAGTGGGACCGCCGGCCTTCAATTTCTTGACGCCTTTGTGTAGCCGCTTTTCGTGCGCGCGGACTTCTGTGTCCGCAATCGCCTTTACCATCTTCTTGTCCATGATGATTCCTATGTCGTCACAACCGTTACTGTACCCAATTGCACCCGTAAAGCCAAGTTATTTGGGGTCAACGCCGTATCAAAAAAACTTGCCCCACCAACCGGATTCCATCCCCACTGAAACACTCGACTGCCGCCGCCGGAGTAACCATCAGCAAGAAGCCCGGACACTTCGTAGCTGTTATCTCTGCGCGGATCGCGCACCCCCTGCGGGTCATCTACCGGATACATCCCCAACTGCAATTGCGGCTGGTCGGGGTCCCAGCAATTTGGGCAAACCAGCAAGTTGTAGGTCTTGGTCTTGACGACTTCTTTTCTAAGAATGCTCAGCTTAAACCTAAACCCACACCGATCACATTCAGCAATCGAGTTCTTACCCGATGCAAACCTATTGCCCATTTACGGACCATACCCGATAAACATCTGACGCGGCACCAAACGAAGCGCCGCCGTTTCACGATCTTCTTGCGCAGCCATTTCCCAAGCTTCGTCGTACTGCATCTTCAACACATCAAGGCGCTGCATGCCGTTGGGAACTTTTAATGCCACGTAATACGCAAGCCCCGCCGCCATACACGGAATAAACCTAAACGGCACATCCATAACATTCACACCGCCGCCAGCATCCTGCGTGCGCCGCATACGCCAATAAACAAGTTGGTATGGGGTCGAAGTATCTGGTGTGGGCCAGACCGTAACAGCCGGGGTCTGTTGCCAATAAACTGTAGCGCCTGCCGTATGTCCCGCCGCCGTTGTGTTCTGCTGCGCACGGAAACAGTTATACAGCGTGTTGCCAGTTATATAGCCGTAGTTAATAACTTCCGAGTCAATCTTAACAAACCCCGCAGCAGGCAAGTTGTCCACAGAACTAACCGTAATAGTCGTGTCCGTGCTACTAATTGTTGTGCTCAGCGTAGCTGAAACTGGCGTTGTTTGTCCATTATAGCGCTGAACCCACACTTGAATAGGCCGACCTTGCGCCAGTTTGTTTGGCAGCGTGGCGTACGTCGATACGCTGATGCGAGTGATCGTTAGGTCGGATTGGTTAGCGCCGCTGTTAGCGTTCGTGCGGATTACATGCTCAAGCAAATCCACTGTGTCGTTGGGAAGCGGGTACGTGTTCTGCCCCGGTACTAGGGTGATCGTGCCCTGCTCAAACGTCCACATGTTAATGCCCCGGTTTGCCCAGTCGGCAAACATGAGGTTGAGCGACCGCCTAGCCGTACGAAGATCATACCCAGAGCGCAACTCCGAGCCAGCACGCTCAAAGGCTTCCTCGACCAGTTCCGTCAGGTCAAGGTTAAATGTAGTTTGGCCGGAAGTATTTGCCATTCTTAGTAGCCGTCTGACGACCAAGATTGGGATGTCCAATCTTGCTGTGCGGGTTGCCGTGAATTAGTAACACCCGTTGTAGACGGCGCTGGGTTAGAGATTGCCTGCCCCCGTTGAAGGAACTGTTGGTTTGCTGCATTTATTTGCGCTTGCGTACTTTGCTGCGGTTGTTGAGCGTATGCGTTCTGCATACCAAACAGGCCACCTAATCCGCCGTACATTTGGTACGGGTTAAACTGCTGTCGTTGGTATGGATTAAACTGCTGTTGACCGCCGCGACCCATGCCGCTGTCGTCCAATGCAGCGCGCATAGCTGCTTGTCCCTGTGGTTCATACTGCTTCTGGAAGCCCTGCATCTTGCCCTGTAGGTCCTGCAACTGCTTATACATGGGCGCTTGCTTCACGTAGTCATTCATCTGCCTATTCAGATCTTCGCTTTGCTTTTGATACCCTTGAAACTCTGGGTTATCCATGAAAGCCGGTCGTTGGGGTTGCTGTTGTTGCATCTGTCGCTGTTGGTTCATTTGCAACTGATACGGGATCTGGAACCCAAACTGGCGCTGATCCGCTGGGGAATATGGGTTGTATATGGTCGGCGCACCATAGGGGTTCTGAAACTGCGGTGTGGGATTGGTTTGCGATGGTTGCGGTGGCCCAACACCAAAGATGCCGCCTATACCCTTAAGCATGCCACTCCCTTGAGTGGAGCCATATCCCCCAGAATCATCTTGCGGCGCCCTATTGCCACTAAACAGCCCGTTAGCCGCAGCGCCTTGTACGGCTTGGTTTGCTGAACTCCCAATTCCAGATCCGCCTGCCATCACTTCCTCGCGGTTTTAGCCGAGTCAATAAACGCTTGAGCAGTCGGTGCTCCCGGATCTCCGGGTTTACGCATCTTAGCCCCACGCTTACGCTTGGCATTGATGTTGGCGTACAAGCCAACGGGTCCGCCCTTCTTGTACTCAGTAAAATCCGTGTCGTCGCGGCGCGCCTTGACCTTTGCACCCGGCATCTTCTTGGGGTTAATGTCCCCCATGCCGCGACTGGCTCTCATACAAACCGACCCTTGGTCTTGCCCTTGGCAGCACACCCATCTGCACGCGAAGATGCCGAGCCGCCTTTAGCCATCTTTTTAACTGCGCCGCCACGCTTCATGCCGGGGGCCATACCGGGCGAGCCGGACATCATATTGGCTTGCGCAGCTTTTTCCTTCTCCTGTTTTTCTTTTTCAAAGCTATCTGATAGCGCTTTAGGCACAAGCCCCATTGCCCCGGAAGACGCCAATGATCTAGTAATATGCAAAGGATCAAGAATGTCGATACCTTTCATGATTAAACTACCTTTCCTTTAGTTTTGCCGCGTTGCGCACACCCATCTGCACGCGAAGAAGCCGAGGAAACAGAACCGCCCTTTTTAAGCCCAACCGCGTCAAGTGCATTCTGAATAAACTTGGGCGCTCGCTCGCGCATAGCCATACGATCTTCTTTACTAGCGCGTCCCAAGTACCTTTCTGCAAAAGGCATTTCTGCTTTTGGTTTGTCGGTTTGGGGTCCTACGTCCGCATACCCTTTGCGCAACGCCGCAGCCATGTCGGGGGACTGCATGCCATCCGAAGCCTTAGTATATTCTTTTGGCTCGCTAGTAGTCGGGGCCGCAGGTGTGCGCCCAGCTTTGTAATCTGGGGCTTCTCCGCCTTTACGGGTAAGTCCGCGTTTGGCGTTCAGGTAATCCCTAAGATTGGTGTACTCAGATGCTTCAAGCTCAGCTTTGCTGACGACTTCTTTCTTAGCCATGATTAGCAGGCTCCGCCTTTTTTGAGTAGTTTGCCTTTGGTCTTGCCTTTCTGGGCAATCCCGTCCGCGCGTGAAGAAGCAGCCCCGCCCTTCTTCATGCCCATCATCTCAGCTTTCTCATGCTTGACCATAGCGGCAGGAGCACCTTTCTTTTTCATGAAAGCCACTTCTTTACCGACCATTTTCTTTGACTCAGCCATCTCACCACCTTTTGAAAATTTACGACCCTTATCAGCCGCTGCGAAGTCCTTGCCCACGGACTGAGGGACGCCAGCTTTCTTGGCAAAACTGGGGCTGTGGGCTACAGCCTCCATAAAATTGTGTTGCTTCTTTGACGTACTAGGCATGCTTCTCTACCAGCCGGTCGATCTTAGCTTCAAGCCGGTCAAGCCGATCAAAGATGCGATTGATGTCTGCGTCCAATTGTGTCTTGGTTACGTACTCTTTAGCAACTTCTTCGCGGGTCTTGTTGATCAGTACTTGAAGGCGTTTTGTCTCGTCATACATGCTCTTGAGGAAGAACCCAACAATGCTGATACCCACCGAAAGAACTGCGTTCCAGATAGTGTGTTCCATCTCCATCACCCGTTAACCGTTAAATACTTGTCCCACTCGGGCGATTCTGCGCTTGCGAGTAAGTACTGTGCTGCAAATTCAAGCAACAACGGATCATCCCGAAAATGACCCAAACCACGGTTGCAGTGGTTGCACAGCATTCCACGAATTTTACCAGTTGCGTGGTCGTGATCTACAACAAGTTTTTCTTCGCTACCACAAATTACGCATTGTGTTGTGGTAGTTTTTAAGCTAATCAAATCTTCGTTGGAAATAACATCCCTATGTTGACCACGACAATTTTCACTTCTATAGATTGCCCGACACGCACGGCACCAACTATCTAGGCCGTTCTTTTTTCCGTTATGCAATGGGAACGCTTCTGGCGTTGCGGGTTTTTCAACTTTACATCGGGTACAAGTCAACATGCCCATTTCCGTCTCGCCTTATTCAAACGGCTTTCGGGGTCCTTCGCGGCAGAAGGAAACATCTTCGCTTGGCCAGCCGATCTCGCACAGAAGCTCTTCCTTCTCCCGGCGTCTTCTTTCGTTTTTGGTTTCGGTGCGGGGGGTTTTAAATTCATCCCCTGTGATTTGGCGGACGCGCGTCCCTTCGCGTTCAGGCCCCCCTTGGGGTCCTTGCCTTCTGCTCTTTGCCATGCAGGTGATTTAGCCATTTTGCTTCGGCCATGCGATGTTAAACGGGTCAGGCTGAGTTGTGATATCGCGCAATGCCTGACGGTACACCGACCATGCGGTTTTGTCAACCGGAGAGTCCGATAACTGCGTCCAGTCAGTGTCTTTGAGCATCTCGTTACGGGCGCTGCGAATTGCACTCCATTGGGTGTCAATCCGTGACTGAAGTTCTTCAGCCGTTAGAGGTTCAACATTAACTAGACAGCACATCCCGTCATACAGATGAGGAGTGGTTGAAACAAGTTTTTCGGTGTTGTAGTCGTAGGGTTTCCATACTGAGATGACGTAGTAGCCCTGTTCAACAATCCAGTCAAGGCTTGGACCCCGGTCACCAAAAGATGTATTGGGAAACCACTCTGTGTGGTCTTTGATGATAAGTTCTGAGTTAGCAAGCTGCATGGTTACCTCGTTGGGAACGCGGCTGTTGGCGTTGTGATGGTACGGGCGTAGCCTTTGGTGATGCGTAGGTCTTGGATGTAGCCGTTTAAGAATCCGTTTGAAAGTCCATTGCTATACGCGCCAACAAAAGCCGTGTTTAAATTAATCGCCCCAGTGTAGGAAGTAGACAGCAATTGAGTCCCGTTGACGTATATTTTTAGCACGCCAGAGCCACGGGTCCACGCAACGTAGTACCAAGTTCCAAATGTAAATGTAAAATTTCCTGCGTAAGTGGTCGTACCGTCATAAAAATATATTTGAGTGTTTGAGGTAAACGCAAACTGCGGAAACGCAGCCCCACCAGCAGAAAGAAATTGCGGGTATCCGCCGCCAGCGCTAGTAAAGTTAACCCACCCTTCAATCGTAAAATCGCCGGTCCCAAAATTTGCCGGTCCACTAGGAATGCT